TGCAACAATTTTTCCATATTTAGATTTTTTAGCAATTAAATCTAAATTAGTACCATTTTTTCTAAGAACGGTTGATATCCAATCGCCATTAAACATTTCAATTTTAGCAGAGCCAGTACCATTAATTTTAATTGTACCCATATTACCACTACTAAAATCAATTGTTACTGCATTAGAGCCTATTGTATATAAGTTCATCGTGTTCGGCATCGATGGGTTATTCACGACATCATCTGTTCGGAAACGAAGTTCTACACTATTAATAGGTTGTGTATAATTTATTTGTACATTGCCAGCTGAACTACTACTTAAATCTAATGCATAGTCAAAATTTAATTTTTCATAAATAGGTGCCCTATCAATCCTAGGACCACCATATTCTTTGATACTAATTAAAGATTGCGGAATACCATAACATGATAGTAATGCTTGAACACTTCTTTTAGTTCCTTTAGATTTAAGTAACAGTGGCAAATTGTTAACAATTCTGCGCCAAACTGCATATGTCATATTCTGGCCAGAAACTGAAGGATCACCTATTGATATAGAGCCGGTTAATGGTACACCTGTTTCATTTGTTCCTAAAACATATTCCCAAAGATCCTGATATTGATTGCCATCTGTTAAATTCCATCCGAATTGTTTTGCTACAGAATATAACAATTCATTCGGCATACCTAACTTAGGATTTTCTTCGCGCGTATTGATTTTAGTCATATGATTAATATACGTATAAAGTATATCATAATGATGACCTAACATGTTAACAAATGTTACCAATTGATCGCTTGTTGCAGAATATTTAATATGATCTGGTACTGTAGATATTAATGAATTTAAATTATAAGTATCATAAAATGATGCTGATGTATATAATGTATCATACCACGAATTAAATTGACTACTAGAAATAGAATATAATGCATATGGTTTCGTAGAATTAATTTTAGGTACTGGTTGTATATAACTGCCAGTTAATTCAGGTACTGTTGCTCCGATTACCGGTACATCAAATGTTGTTAGTTTTGATGATGATTGATAATACAAATATTGTTCAAATGCATCAAACCCGCCAACTAATGTTGTTTTTAATTGCAAGAAGTCTTGTGCATTTGTAGCAGCTTCGCTTCCTGAAATTTGAGACACTGCAATACTTTGTGATGTATATAATTCTAATAATTGTAATTTATATTTAAAATTTTCTAAACGTTCGGTTGCTGAACTATAAAATATAAAGTTGTTAAAATCTGAATAATCAATGTTTAATTGTATACCAGACAGACTTCCAGAAAAATATGCATCTACAATTTGCTGTGATGTTTGTGTTGAAGAACCTAATAAATCAGTCCAACTTTTTAATCCAGTGTCGGTAGATGTATCATATGAATAATTTGCTTGCCAATTAGGACCTGCTAATTTATTGAATGAAATTATAGGTTGTTCATGTTCAATAAAAACATTATCAATATATGGATTTTTTAATTCTTCTACAATCCAACATCTAAAGTTTATATCAAATTCATTTGGTAATGGATTTTGTAGTTTTACATATAAATAATCGCCAACAACTACACTATTAACAAATTGAAAATTTTGATTTCTACTAAAATTTAATAGATATGTTTTAAATAACGACGGACTTTCAATAATATTATAAACCGGCGTTTGTGTTTTTTCTGAACTAACTTGTTCTACTGTACGATCAACTATTGACGTTTGATCAACTGTTTGAATGAAATTGGTAATTTGTTGTAAATATGCTAAATTATTACCATCAATTGCTCGTAAACGTATTTCAGTACGATCTGTTGAAATTTCATCAATACAAAGATATTGTTGTTCATAACTTCCAATTAAATTTTTAAAGAAGTTAACAACTATTCGAAAAGTACCAGCAGATAATTTTAAACTATTAAATTCTTTACGTAAATCTATTGCTAATGGATTATTAAGATTAATTTTTTTATTAGTAATCTTATCAGTAAATTTTGGTATTTTAGTTAGTTGTTGGACTTTATGATTACCAGTAATCCACGACTCCGAAGAATAAACATGTAATTCTAATCTCGTATCACCGTCATTTTCTACAATTGAATTAACAATTGGATATTTTTGAGTAAAGGTCGGATATGAAACTAAATCAAGTTGATGTGTAGTAAATCGTTGTCCAGAAATTGAATTTCTAGAAGCATCAATTTGTGTGATATTTTTATATTGAGTTAACATGTTTATACCGTCTCTACTCCTAATTCAAATCTTATAAAACTATCAGCGGCAGAAATTTCATGATTTCTATTATCTGAACTTTCATCAGCCCAACCGCGTATCTGTAATTCTTGTCCTACATATATATCATCTAAGTATATTGTCGAATCTAAGTTTGTATTATAAACGCCTTTTTTAGTTGCAAATACATTTTCACCAGAATTTTTTATATTAGCATCTGGGTCAGATAAAGTATATCTTATTGCTCTATTAGCTAAACCTAAAGAAAAACCTAAAGCTGAATTATTATTTGAATTATATGTAGTTTGTATAACACCGGTTACTTTTATTATCGGAATATCTGTATCTGTTTTTAATGCCTCTAACTGGTCTATAAGTTCTTGCGTAACTACTAAACTATTAGGTTGAGTCTGGTTAGGACCGAGTATAACAGTAGAAAAATCTATTATTGAAGGATTACCCCAGCCACCTAACGGAACTCTTTGATTTTCGGAAGGTTTATATTCTGATGGGAGTGGCAATAACGTTGTAGCTCCTGGAATTTGTAAATCAGAAATTGAAAAATCTAAATCTAAATCTAAATCTAAATCAGCTGTTTCATCAATAACTGTAGTTCGAGCCGGAAATTTAAAATAATTAAATTGCGTATCTATTAATGGTAAAATCGATTCTGTTAAATAATTAGTTGTAATAGCTTCAATTACTAACAGCGATGATGTAGTATGTACAATAATATTGCCGTTTGAATCACGTTCATTAACAGATGTATCATTTGACAGTACGGTTAAACCGTTTTGATCATACTTTGCATTTTGTTGAATTGAAACGCTATCTGCCATTATCTAACTACTTTAAAATATATTTGATCGTCGACATATTGCTCAGTAAATCCATCTACTATTTTTAATTGCAAACGGTAATAACGCTCCGGCATAAAACCATTCATATCAATGTAAATATAATTACTTGTGCTATCGCAACTTACTTTAGTATAAATATTGTCATAAGGAATTATGACTTCATCCGTTGCTGCATCTAAAATCGAATAATAAGTAGTTGTTGGTAAATAATTAACTGTTTCTATAGGAAATAAATTTGTTGGCGATTTTCTAGGATATTTATCACGAGAATATATTCTTATTTTAGAAATTTCAGTGTCTTTATAAGCCGGTTTAACGTTGGTATAAATTGCAAATGACTCTAGATTAACTGCAGACATTGATCCCGTCGTAAAAGCACTATTATCCCAGTACATCGTTAACTTAGGAACGTATATAGTATGAGTTTCGCGACTAAAATATCTAATATAACCTTGAACGTTATTATTAACTTCATCTGAGTCAGATAATTGTATTAAGAATCCATAATTTGGAATTGTATTGTTATTGCTACCACTTAACCAAATTCTTATTTGACTGGTTACATCAATATTGATATCAGTTGTTCGATATGAAAATGATTCTGACGTGGTTAATACAGGTGCAGTTCCTGATCCTGAATAATATAGATAATTACCGCCAGCACCGGAACCTGATATATACAATCTACTTGTGCCAATCTGTTGTTGTTGACTACCCGATATCCAAGCAGAAGCTGACATTGATCCTGACCAGGTTGCGCCATTTGTAGTTAAATCTGATAAATAGCCTGTACCATTAACCCAATCTTGTCCTAGCATTTTTGCAAACACAGAATAATCAGATGGCAGATTTTTTGCATGGGAAGTATATAATTGCAATACAAATTTACAATCAGTTACTGATTTGTTATATGTAGATAATGATGCTGATATTTCAGACATATCAAATTTAACAATCGCTCTAGATTTTAATAACGTTGAACCGTCATTGCCCAAACGTTTTCCAATTTCTAATATTTCATCTAATCCAGTATTGTAATCTGGATATGATT